AACTCTAGCTCAGGGTAATTAAATAAGTGGTTCCAGAATGTTGACACCACCACATGGCAGTCGTGCTTTTCTTTGAACGCTAACACGTATGGCATCCAAGCAAGAGTGTCGCCAAGTGACGACGAGTCAAATGATATTAATACTTTCTTGTTTTTATATGACAGCGTGCTCTCGTACACGAGCTCATCATTCTCAAATACCTTAGTTGTCCATTCGGTAAAATATTTCCGATTAAGTTTTACCCACGAGTTAGACTTAATTGTATTCTCGTAATGGCACGTTCCATGCTCATCAAAGAACTGAACTTTAAAGTTAAACTCTACAGGCGACTTAAGTTCTAAGTATGGGCCATCAATAAAGTTTTGTATTAATGTCACATCTTGGTCCTCCTTCTTATTATTCAAGGTATGCTTATAGAAGCCTAAGTATTCAATGCCAAATATTTCTGTTGTCTCATATATTGGCTTCTCATAGTTTGCTTTAATTGTTCTAAGGTCCGTGTCAATGGGCTGTATATACTTATCGTATATACCACAGTATTGTGGCAAGTTATGAGCAATGATTGGCAAGCCATAACTAATCGCTTCTCTAAGCACAAGTGGGTTGCATTCCCACGTAGAGTTGAACATAAAGATGTTAGCACCAAACATAAAGTCTGACACATCCTCTCGCTCTCCATGAACAATTACATTCTTTGGCAAGTCTTTCATTAATGGCTCCCAATAGTCTTTGAAGTTCCCTGCTTGGTTGCCAACAAAGTGGAATGTAAAATCAGGATACTTTCTTGCTATCTCGATTCCTTCTGCTTGGTTCTTGCCTGGTGTCCATAGCCCAACATTTAACACGTCTTTACCCGTTGGTAGAATAGTTCTTTGTTTGTTGTCAATTGGATAATTAATAACTTGCTTGTACGATGGCAAACTCTCAAATGTTTTGTAATGATATGGCGTACAGAATGCATATGAGTCAGGGTGGAACAAAGTCTCTTTGATAGGATCAAATGCAATGTCATGACAAGTCTCTACTATTCTGTAGTCTCGGTTATTACTATACAACTTAGCCATGATGCTGTGGTCAAACCGTTCAGCAGGCTCGTGTAGATGGATGATGTCAGGCTTAAAATCACTTATCGCTTTAAATAGCAACGTCTTATCCTCATACAGCGTGGTAAAGTTCTCGCCTACAATATCTTTTATCTTGTTGCGTTGCACCACATAGTCTAAACTGTAGCAAGTATACTCAACCACGTATGGTGTAATCTTGCCATCTAAAGCTTCGAGTGTCTTAAGCACAAATGCAGGCATGCCACCTGTCGATAGGTGTGGCACTAGATACATTACTTTAATCGGACTAATCATCTGAACCATCTTCTCATAGCTTTTCTCTCCATGGTAGAATAGTAGCCTTTCTTTGCTTGCCGGTATTCTAACCCAACTGCCCATCATGTAATCTTCACCGGTAAATATGTCCATGCTATTTACCCTGTCGACCATATCCTGCTTACCGTTCACGTAGATATATGGCAGTCCATCATGGAAATTGTACTTCCATAATAATACGTTTAATATTGTCTCCTCATTGTAGGGAGCATAGAAGTCGTTCATGGCAAGCACCACTGGATGCATACACATGTTATACCATTCTTTTAGGAATATGATGCAGTTTCTATTTGCAACAAAGTACCCCGTCTGTCTGTAGCGTTGTCTGACATATTGGTCTACACCGAACAGCTCGCATGCAGGATGCTCAAGTGTTGTGCTCAGGTCATCTCTACTCTCAGCCCCTCCCCTGTCGCCAACATGCAAGTAGTCATAGATACCCTCCACAAAGTAGGGGATAGGGGATGACTCATCGAACATGTCGAAAATAGTTGATGCGTATTTAGTTGCTACTGAGTCGGAGTCTATGTAGGCTACGGTCTCTGCGTACTTTAATGCATCAGCCACAATGAGTGGGCGTTGGATAAGAAGTTTGTAGATGTCAAGACTTGACCTATCGATGTACTCAGTCTGATCCGGGTTAATGGCATCGCAATCCCACCTGATGGTAAAGGTTGCGTTCTTAATCTGCCTATCCGAGTTGAGCATGTATACTAGCGTTGGAATGCTAGTATAGTAGTTTAATGACTGTACGCATGCCTCTACTGTTTCTGCGTATGATTCAGTTGCGTATAATACGTATGCTTGCTTCATAATCCAAATTTAATTAATATTGTATCAAAACCCAATTTAAATGAACATAGAAGTTAGCATCGGAGAGGCTGTAGACAAACTGTCGATACTTAGTATTAAGATGGAGAAGATTAAAGATGAGTCAAAGTTAGAGAATGTATCTAAGGAATACTATATGTTACTTGACTTGCTTGAAGAAGAAATGTTTACCAACCCTTTGTATTATAAACTTAAAGATGTAAATAAAAGACTATGGGAGATTGAGGATGAGATTAGAGTTTGCGAGAAACATGGAGACTTTAACTTAAATTTTATTAGACTAGCACGTGCTGTGTACCATCGTAACGACGAGCGTGCGGATATTAAAAGACAGATTAATTTAAAATATAACTCCAATCTAATCGAAGAAAAACACTACCAAGCATATTAGTAAAAGAAAATTGTTAATTTTACGGAATAGTTAAATAAAATAAAAATGAAAAAATTAGAAGAACAAGAACTAGAGCGTTTAAACAACGCAACCAAATCACTTCGTGAGGCACGCAATACAATTGCCGATATTGAAATCTCAGCACACCGTTTAGAGTCAAGAAAGAAAGCTGTTCTATTTAATGCAGAACAAGCTGCCGAAGAGTTAAATAACATCCAAGGTGAGCTTCAAGAAAAATACGGAAATGTTCTCATAGATGTTACCACTGGGGAAATTAAAGAAGATAACCATGATAATTCGTAAATTATCTGTTGGCGTTGACTATAAGTCATCGATGAATTATATTACCGGTCAGTCAGTACTGAACGGCAATTATGTTATTCACTTAATTAAGATAACGGATGCTGGCTCCTATCAGATTTTCATTGAACAAAATAAAGAAGTTGTTCTATGGAAAGAGATAGGTAGCACAGTTCCAGTATCGGTAGAGTACAACATAGAATTCTAATATAATGAAGTCTCCTTTTTATTTTGTCATCAGCTCGAAAGATGGCAAACGCTACGACAATGAGCGTAACGGAATTATCATTTCTACTTCTAAAGAGGACCACCTAGCAACAATGCGTGAGGCTGTTGTCATCTCTACTCCTATTGGCTATGAAGGTCCGATAGAAGAGGGCGACATGGTGCTTGTTCATCATAACACTTTCCGTATTTACTACGACATGCGTGGTAGAGAGAAGTCATCGTGGAATTACTTTATGGATGACTTGTTTTTTATTGATGACCCATATGCCTACAAAAAGACAGGTGGCAGATGGAAAGGAATCGGCAGGTATGTATTTGTTTCTCCGGTTGAGAACGACTACACTGGCATCACTACTGTAGATGCAGAAAAGCCCCTTGTGGGCACGATAAAGTTTGCAAACGAAGAAGTACTTAGCCTCGGTATAAACGAGGGCGACACGGTCATATTTGAGCCTGAATCAGAGTATCCTTTTTATGTGGATGGAGAGAAAGTTTATCGAATGTACACCAAGAATATAACAATCAAATTAAATGAACAAGATAACGGACTTAAAGAAACGCATAATTGATTCTGGGTATAAAGCCGTTGAAGAATTAATTAAGGTTGCAGAAGAAAGGATTGTCACGCATGCTGAGGATGACCTTAGTGCTGACAAGTTAAAGAATGCCGCTCAAGCAAAGAAGCTCGCCATTATGGATGCGTTCGAGATTCTTAAGCGTGTCGAAGAGGAGAATAATATCATCGAAGGTGTAGTTAATAATCAAGTCAATACGAACAGAGGGTTTGCCGAGTCTAGAGCTAAGAACAAATGAGTTTACACAAACTTCTTATTGATGTCATACCACAGAAAGTTCTTGACAAAAAGAACGCTAAGAATCAGTGGGAGTATGGATGGGATCCGGAGTATGATATGGTTGTCATATCTAAAGATGGGACCGTCGGAGATATATACGACATCCAAGGATTAAGAGTTGCTCTTCCGCATACCCCTAATAAAGTTAATTACAAAGCCAACAAATGGGAGCCTATTGAATTACCAAAAGAACTGTCTCGTATCAAGACAATCTTTGATTGGAACAGACGTGATAACTCGTTTAAGAATCAATGGGTCGACTTTATCGAGAAAGAGTTTGATCGACGTGAGCTTGGATATTGGTTCATAAACAATGGCGTAAAGACTTACATCACAGGTCACCACTACATGTACCTACAGTGGACTAAGACTGACGTAGGCCATCCTGACTTTCGTGAGTCAAACAGGATATTCTTTTTATTTTGGGAAGCGTGTCGTGCTGATACACGATGCTTTGGGATGTGTTACTTAAAGAACCGTCGTTCGGGATTCTCGTTCATGGCCTCCTCGGTATCTGTTGATATTGCAACACTTGCAAAAGATGCACGTATTGGTATGGTGTCAAAGACCGGACCCGATGCTAAGAAAATGTTTACCGATAAGGTTGTTCCAATTGCGAACAACTATCCGTTCTTCTTTCAGCCCGTGCGTGATGGTATGACCACACCAAAGACTGAGCTTGCCTTCCGTGTACCTGCTTCTAAGATTACACGTAAGAATATGGATCAAGAGCAAGATGAAGCGATGGACGGACTAGATACATCTATTGACTGGCGTAATACATCAGACAACTCATATGATGGAGAGAAGCTTCGATTCTTAATTGAGGACGAGGCTGCCAAGCTAGAGAAGCCAATGAACATAGAGAATGGGTGGCGTATTCGTAAGACTTGCCTCCGCTTAGGTGCAAGAATTATTGGTAAGTGTATGATGGGCTCAACATCCAACGCACTAGATAAAGGTGGAGAGAATTATAAAAGACTATATGAAGATTCAGATGTTAGGAAACGCAACAAGAACGGGCAGACTCTTTCGGGTCTGTATGCTTTATTTATACCGATGGAGTATAATTTTGAAGGATATATTGATGAGTACGGCCACGCTGTATTAGAGACTCCCGAGAAGCCAGTTCGTTCAGCTGAGGGAACTTGGATTACTCAAGGGGTTATCGAGTATTGGAACAATGAAGTTTCATCTTTAAAGTCAAACCCTGATGCACTTAATGAATTCTATAGACAGTTCCCTAGAACAGAGTCTCACGCTTTCCGTGATGAGACTAAGTCATCTATTTATAACTTAACTAAATTATATCAGCAGATAGATTACAACGATGGCATGATAGCTGATCGTGTACTAACGAAAGGGTTCTTTCATTGGAAAAATGGTGAGAAGGACACAGAGGTTATTTGGACACCCGACAAGGCAGGTCGGTTTATCGTGTCCTGGATTCCAGATATTGCAATGCGTAATAACTATATAACTAAAAATGGAATCAAATACCCTCTTAACGAACACGTTGGTGCGTTTGGATGTGACCCTTATGATATTTCGGGTGCTACATTTGGTGGTTCAAACGGTGCTCTTCATGGCCTTACTAAGTTTAATATGGCGAATGCTCCGTCAAATGCGTTCTTCCTAGAGTACGTTGCTCGTCCACAGACAGCAGAGATATTCTTTGAAGAGGTCCTAATGGCTTGCGTATTCTACGGCATGCCCATACTTGCAGAGAATAACAAAGCTCGTCTACTATATCACTTTAAGAATAGAGGCTATCGTGGATTCTCAATGAATAGACCTGATAAGCATAAAGCAAAACTGTCCTTTACAGAAATTGAGATTGGCGGTATACCGTCTTCAAGTGAAGACATGAAGCAAGCACACGCAGCAGGTATCGGTACTTACATTGAGAAATATGTAGGGTATGATTTAGAAGGCACTTACCGAAATCCAGATGAGGTAGGTAACATGCCATTCAATAGAACTCTTTTAGACTGGTCTAAATTTAACGTGAACGACAGAACAAAGTTTGACGCTTCGATTAGTTCGGGTTTAGCGATTATGGCAAACCAAAAGCATATTTATATGCCGGAGAAAAAAGAGTCAAAAATAAGCATTAAATTTGCAAAATACGATAACAGCGGTTCAGCGAGTAGACTGAAAATAATATGAACGACCCTTTAATAATGATTAACCCCTCCAACTTTCCAACGCAGCTGGCAACAGATGCAGAGAAAGCGTCTAAGGAGTTCGGATTAAAAGTAGGCCAAAGTATCATGTGGGAATGGTTTGCAAAGACAGGAAATAACTGTCGTTACTATTCTCAATGGATTGACTTTCACCGTATTAGATTATATGCTCGTGGAGAGCAACCAATAAATAAATACAAAGAGCAATTCCAAGTAGATGGGGATATGTCACATATCAACCTTGATTGGACTCCCGTTCCTATTATCCCTAAGTTTGTTGATATCGTTGTTAACGGGATGAATGACCGTCTTTTTGAGGTTAAGGCACACGCGCAAGATGCAATGTCTATCGAGAAGAAAAGCAAGCACCAAGAAATGGTTGAGGCAAATATGCTATCAAAAGATATTTTGATGCAAATTAAAGAACAGTTTGGTGTAGATACATTTGATGTAAATCCAGATGAGCTACCAGCTAGCGAGGAAGAGTTGAGCTTATATATGCAACTTAAATATAAGCCTGCTATTGAGATTGCTGAAGAACAAGCAATTAATACAATATTAGATTTAAATCATTACAATGATGTTAGAAAGAGAGTTGATTACGATATCACAACAATTGGTATCGGTATGGTCAAGCACTCATTTGTACCTGGAACTGGCGTAAGAGTAGAATATGTGGACCCTGCAAATATGGTATATAGTTACACGGAGTCACCAACTTTTGACGACTGTTTCTATTTTGGCGAAGTTAAGCAAGTACCTATTACTGAACTTATTAAGATTAAACCTAACATTACTAATGAAGAGCTTGCGGAAATTCAGCAGCTTGGTACAGCTTGGTATAATTACTATGGTGTACTTCGCCCTTATCGTAGTGACTTGTTTAACAGAGATGTTGTTACTTTATTGTATTTCAATTATAAGACTGATAAAACGTATGTCTACAAAAAGAAATACACGGAAAACGGAGGATCAAGAGTAATTGAGAAAGACGAAAGTTTCCAAGTTCCTGAAGGAATGGAGGAGCGTTTTGAGCGTATTGAAAAGCGTATTGATGTTTGGTATGAGGGCGTAATGGTGATGGGATCCCCTTATCTATTGAAGTGGGAGCTTGCTAAGAACATGGTTCGCCCTAAGTCTGCATCTCAGTATGCATTGCCTCAGTATATTGCTGTTGCCCCACGTATGTACAAAGGAGTTATCGAGTCATTGACTCGTCGCATGATTCCTTTTGCTGACTTGATTCAATTAACTCACTTAAAGTTGCAACAAGTATTACAACGAGTTGTGCCGGATGGTGTGTACATTGATGCCGATGGTATTAATGAAGTTGACTTGGGAACAGGGGCAGCATACAATCCAGAGGATGCATTAAGATTGTATTTCCAAACGGGTAGTGTTATTGGTCGAAGTTCTACTGTAGACGGTGAGTTTAATAATGGTAGAATACCAATCCAAGAACTTAATACAAATAGTGGACAAGGTAAGATTACTGCATTGATTAATGCATACAATCAATACTTGTCGATGATTAGAGATGTAACAGGTTTGAACGAAGCACGTGATGCTTCTTCTCCAAATCCTGATGCGTTAGTAGGCGTACAAAAGCTTGCTGCATTAAACTCTAACACAGCGACTCGTCATATCTTAGAAGGTGGATTATTTATTACACGTAGATTATCTGAGGCTTTATCGTGTCGTGTTGCTGATATTTTAGAATACTCTGATTTCAAAGAGCAATTTACTATGCAAATTGGAAAACATGCAGTTGGTATTTTAGATGAAATCAAAGATTTATACATGTATGACTTTGGTGTATTCATTGAGGTATCTCCAGATGAGGATCAGAAAGCACAACTTGAGGCTAACATTCAGATGGCTTTACAGCGTGATCAGATTAGCTTAGAAGATGCAATTGATATTCGTCAAATGAAGAATCTTAAACTTGCTAACGAATTGCTTAAGTTTAAGCGTAAGCAGAAGCAGAAGCAAGATATGGAGCAGGAGCAACAAAAGATTCAAATGCAGACTCAAGGCAATATCCAATCATCTCAAGCATCTGCTCAAGCAGCATTACAAAAAGTTCAAGCAGAATCACAAGCTAAAGCTCAACTTGCTCAAGCACAAATGCAGTTTGATATTCAGCGCATGCAAGCGGAGGCTCAGATTAAAGAACAGTTGATGCAAAAAGAGTTTGAGTTCAACATGCAACTTAAGGGCATGGAGATTGAGCAGATTAAAAATCTTGATATGGATAAGGAAAAGGCTAAGGATAATAGAACAAAACTGCAAGCCACACAGCAATCTAAATTAATTGAACAACGTCAAAAAGACTTACCTGCTATGAGTTTTGAGTCTGATGAAGATTCGCTTGACGGGTTCAGTCTAGAGGAGTTTAATCCAAGATAAAAATATTTACTACTTTTGTGCAACTAAAATTTAATTTAAATGGAAAATTTTCAAGTAAAACTGGTAGACTTTGAGGAAAAGTCTGTCCAAGAAGTAGAGCAAACTCTACTTAAAGTACACGAAGAAAAAACAGGTATTACTCAAATTGAGGAGCCTGAGACTTTAAAAATAGAAATCCCTTCTGAACCCGACACAGCAGAAGATTTCAAAGGAGAAGAGCAATCAACTCCTCAATCGCCATCATTTGATGACGAGGACGTTCTTTCATATATTAGAAGCAAGTATAATAAAGAAGTCAATTCTATTGACGACTTATTTAAGCCTGTTGAGGCACCTCAGGAATTATTACCTGAAGATGTATCAGCATTCTTAAAGTTTAAGAAAGAAACAGGTCGTGGGTTAGAAGACTTCTATCGTGTTAACCAAGATTTCTCAAATGAAAAGCCGGAGCGTTTATTAGCTACGTATTTAAAAGAATTGAATCCTGAGTTAGACGACGAAGACATCCAATATGAAATGTCCGATAGATTTGGATATGATGAGGAAATGGATGACGAGCGGGATGTTAAAAAGAAAAAACTTGCATTTAAAAAAGAGCTAACTAAGGCATCGAAGTATTTTGATGAACAGAAAGAGAAGTATAGAACGCCACTCGAGTCGATTGGCACATCGTCTATCTCTCAAGAAGATCAGCAAGCTTTGGAGTCTTATAAGCAATATGTAAACCAGGCTACTGCACAACAGCAGGAGCAGGTTAAGAAATCTGAATACTTTGTTCAGAAGACTAATGAATTGTTCAGCAATGAATTTGAAGGTTTCAAGTTCGGAATTGGTGACAAAGATTTATCTTGGAAACCTAGTAATCCAGAAGACTTAAAAAATAAGCAGATGGACATATCTAAATTCTTCAATAATTTTATTGATGATAAAGGATATATTAAAGATGCTAAGTCGTATCATAAGACAATGGCGGTTGCAATGAACCCTGACTCTTTTGCGAAGTTCTTTTACGAACAAGGCAAATCTGATGCAATAGATGAATCTGCAAAGCAGAGCAAAAATATTGACATGGGTAGCGTTCGTACAACAGGACAACCTATAGATAAAGGAGGATTTAAAGTAACATCATTAGATAGTGATCACGGCAACAGGTTAAAAATTAGAAAACTTTAAAAACAAAAACAAATTAAAAAATGGCTGGATCAGTTCAAGGTACCCCAGGCTTTGCTTTACAACCGTCAGCGGTAAAAGCTACATTGCCTACAAACTACATTACTAACTTCGATTTCATGAATCAGTATCTTCCAGATACTTACGAAAAAGAATTCGAGCGTTATGGTAATCGCTCTATT